TACGACATTGCCACTAAAGTTGGCAGTATTGCCGCTTATTTCAGCGTTAACATCCAGATTGTTTACCTGTACATTACCAGTGAAGTTAGCAGTATTACCAGCCAGTTCCAGGTTAACTTGTAAGTTAGGTACAATGACGTTACCACTGAAGTTAGCCGTGTTGCCACTTAGTTCTACATTAACATCTAGGTTGTTAACCTGCACATTACCTGTGAAGTTGGCAGTATTACCAGCCAGTTCCAGGTTAACTTGTAAGTTAGGTACAATGACGTTACCACTGAAGTTAGCAGTGTTGCAACTCAACTCATTAGTGATGGTGACGTTGCCAGCATTCACAATATTGCTGACATTGGCTGTGGGCACAGTCAACAGCGTATTGGCATTAACATTGTTAGCCAGAACATTGGCACCTGCCTCAACATTGCCATTTGTGGTAAAGTTCAGACCGCTTATATTAGCATTGCTACTGATAGTACCATTGGCCTGAATGCTTGAAGCTACTGTAAGATTACCAGTAATATTAGCCAGATTGCCAATGCTCAGGTTGTTGGCTGTTACGTTGCCGTTACTCAGTGTGTTCCAGCTCAGGCTACTGAATGTAGCATCACCCAGGTTGGGAGTAACCAGATTGGCACTAACCTTGACAGTGATGTTGCCGCCGACGATAGCAGTGGTATCATTGTCAACATTGGCACTGATGGTTGTACCAGTGATGTTAATGCCGCTACCAGCAGTAAAACCGCCAGCTTCACTGAACTGTGTGAAGCCCAGGTTGGTATAACCAAACAGTATTTCACCTACTGGGCTTGTCAGAACATAACTACTTCCTGCATAGCTGGATCCCTGCTGTACAAAGAAGTAATCGCCATAACCCAGCCCAGTAGTGTCTCGTGGGCTGTATGTATCTTCGCCTGCAGCACGAGTCAGTACCCAGGCAGTGCTGCCGTCGCCCACTGTGCTTACCGTATACACACCATTTTCAACAGCATTTGTCTGTCCGATAACCAGCACCCGGTTAGTGCTTGCCAGAGATACACCATCAATGCTGATAGCTGCATTAGCACCAGCATTGGTCAGTGTGGCTCCAACACCACTATTAGAGCGAGCAGCTTGTGTCAGGCCTGTACCATTGGTCAGTGTTGTTACTTCGGCACCGTAGTATCCATTTTTAACAGTGATGGTATCGCTAGTGGGTGTGCTATAAACAAAATAAGCATTGTTTTGTGTCAGACCATTGAAACTGTTGGTCCAGCTGATTTCATCGCCCACACTCAGCCCGTGATTGGCACTGAACTGAATGGTCTTATTACCAGTGATGGCAGTTGTAGTCAGTGTGGTTCCGCCATTGGCGTAAGTTGCATTTAGATTGGAGGCACTTACTACTCTTACTGGAGTGTGAACTGTAAGGCCTACTGCCAGATTGTCAACGTATTCCTTGGTAGTTGCATCATGTGGTGCTACTGGGTCAGCAACTTGTGTAATTCTATGTAGTCCAACATCAACTGTACCATTGCCTGTTGGGGCCAGTATGATGTTTTGATCACTTCCAGCAGCACTGATTGTGATTGGACCAGTGGGGGCTGTGATATTTGCAGTCAGTACACTACCAGCTTTGACTTCGCCAGTAACATTGGCATTGGCACCGTTCAGAGTACCGTTGGCTGTGACGTTGCCATTGGCCAGCATGTTGCCAGCAGTACTGTTGATGTCACCCACTACATAGAAAGTAGTGCTGGTAAATGTTGCTACGTTGGCATTTCCAGCAACTGTGATCTCAACATTGGCATTGCCGTAAACCTTGACGTTGCTGTTGCCATTGGCTAATGCGCCCACAAAGTTAGCTGCAGTAGCATTGCCTGTCACAGTCAGATCATTCGCAACATTCACATAGTTGGCAGTAGCTAGGTTACCCAGTGCTGCGTTCAGTGAAGTCAAGTTACCACTAAAGTTAGCTACATTACCGTTTATGACCTGACTGACGTTTACGTAGTTGGCTGTAGCCAGATTACCCAGAGCAGCATTCAGTGACTGAATATTACCGCTGAAGTTACCAGTGTTAGCTACCAGAGCGTTTGTTACACTGATGTTATTGGCATTGGCAATGTTTCCTACTACATTCAGATTGCCGCCTATGTTGCCATTACCAGCAAGTTCAAATACGCCACCAACGTACAAGTTTCCAGTAAGGCTGGCACCACCTGCTACTTGAACTGCACCAGTTGTGTTGCTGGTGGCGTTGGGATTCAGAATGTCAAATTTAATGACATTGCCGGCGCCGTAACCGGGACTAGTCAGAATAGTGTAATTTGCTTCTACATATGCAATTGCATTGCCACTGCTGTTGCCCTGAATGCTGATCTTGCCCCAGTTGCTGCTGTTAGCATAATCGCCAGCTACAATGTTGACTGCTGTACCAGAAGCTTGGTTCCAGCCGCCGCGAACTTCTAGGGCATTATTGCTTAGGTTGACTATCTGATTGTCCAGGTTACCACCTAGTAGAATATCACCCTTGAGTTCCAGTTGACTGTTGGCAAAGTCAAACACAAAGTTGGCACTTGCACCAAAATCACCGTTGTCATTGTACTGAATTTGAGTATTACTACCAGCAGGTTGCTGAAAATCAACAGGGGCACCGTTGGCATAGTAATAGTTGTCAGTGAGAATACCAGCAACATCAATATTACCAGCGACTGTCAGTGAATTACTTGATGAATTGAAATTTATACCAGGGCTACTACATGCCAAATTGTTATTGACAAACACCATGTCGCCATTAGCGCCAGATAGCGTGAAGTTACCGCTGATGTTACCGTCAAAGTTACCACTGAAACTGGGAGCAATGATGTTGGCATTACTGACCACCTGGCCATTACCAGTGGGTGTCAGAATGATGTTACTATTGGGTGTAGTAGGAGTGATGGTTGTGCCAGTGAACTCCAGGTTACCAATGGTAACATTACCTGGCAGGTTGGTTACACCAACGAGACCCACATATCTGTAGCCTACAATGTACAGAACTTTACTGCTGGTAAGGGCAGCAGGTATGGTTTCACCGATGAAGTTCAGTACACCAGACTGATAGTTAAAGTAGAACTGACCATTACCACCACTGCCATCAGCAAAAATCTGTGTACCAGTCAGGGTAGGATTGGCAACGTTGGGGCTGTCTACCCAAACTTGAACGTTGTAAGTTGCACCGAATTGCGATGGAATCCAGTATGTGAGATTGGTTTTCCAGGTGGGGTACACACTACTGATTGGTACTGTGGTAGTATCAGCCACGCACTGCACTGCATTTGCGCCAGTATATGCCTGTATGATATTGGGTACCGCAGCAGCTATAGCTGGAATCTGATCGGCTTCAGTCCAGAGCGTATCACCCCGCATCAGTAGCGGGCTGGGTATGCTCTCATTACTGGGACTCTTGATGTTGGCAGTGTCGGTCTTGGTTACACCGAATGCTTGTTTGTAGAGTAAGTCAACGATTTGTGATTGTGATACGGCCATAATTAGTTACTCGCAGCTTGTAAAGAAAGTGCGGTCACGGATTGACCGCTGGTTAATGCTATACGCACATAAATCTCGTTTGTGGCAGTGCTAGAACTACTCACGGTACCAAAAGTAGCTGTGACTGCCTTGTTGGTTTGAGCACTGTTCAAGGGTGCAGTGCCGCCCAGAGCAGCACCGTTACTGCCATTACCACCAGCACCAGTGTTGGCACCTGGAACACCTGCACCCTGGTAAGCAACGCTCATGTCCAACCAACCGTTTAATGTTGATGTACTATCTATGGTACTACCAGGTAGCGCAACCCAGAGACCGGCGATATTGCCAGACCACTTGATATCAAATTTACTCACTGATGTTCGCACGATCTTGAATGTAAAGTACTGTGTGCCGCTGCGGCCTGCGCTCAGGTCAGGACCTGCTGGCAAGTAGCCAGTACTGTAGTTGGTTTGATCGTGCTTCAGAATGTTAGCAACCACCGTAGCATCATATGTTTGTAACGTGCTACTCTGACTGTTAAAGGCTGTGGCATTGGCACTATAAGTGGGTGTGTTTCCAGATCCAGGATTTATAATACGGAATGCCAGACCAGATCCTGAGCCAATTGTGGAGCCAATAAACACGTTGGCTTCTTCAATACGGCTGGCGCTGCTCACAGTGCCAGTCTTGTACAACACAGTGTTGCCTGGGCTCAAGTTCTGTGTACCAGTGTTATAGCTGTTGAATGCACTTACACTGGGGCTACCTGAACTACTGCCGAAACCAGTTATGACGTTGGCTGTGGTGGTCACAGTCACGTTGCCACTGCTTACGTACAGGTTACGTGCCAGGGGTGTCGTAACTCCTGCTGTAGCGTAGCTAACGCTTGTGGGAGCACTGAAGGCGCCACCAGCAGTACCAGTCACAAAGTTGTCACTGGTTGGATACATATCGCCACTCAAGCGGTTCACATCAAAGCTTGCTGTAAACTGGTTGGTGCTAGGATAGTGTGGCACTGTACTACTATACTCGTAAGTGGGACTTACTGGGGCAGTAAATGCCACATTACTGAATGTGGGAGTGCCTGGAGTGCTGGCATCATAGTACCAGCTGGGGGTGTTACTGTTGCCAGCTGCACTGTCTGTGATTTGTACTTCGTTCCAGCCTTCAGTCACAGTACCTGCGGCACGAGTACTGAACACACTCCAGAAACCAGCTGTGATGTTGGCGTTGGCTGAGTTGTAATCATAGTTGTTGAAGATTACCAGATTACTGTAAGTGCCATTGCCGTTCAGACTGTTTGTGAGAGTACGACTTCCTGCAGCTGTGCCGTTTAGTAATGCCACGATGTTGCCACTGTTACCAGGACCAGCAACTGTGATGTTGCTAGTGCTATAGCTGCTGGCTCTGCGTACACTTGACACAGTTGTGCCACCAGCCACATTCTTGTTGGCTCCAGGTGTGTTATCAGTCTGAGTGAAGTTGGCCATACGATATGTGCTCAACGTCTGAATGGTCAGAGTCTGACTGGCTGGGAAGGCAGGAGGTGCTGGAGGAACCAGTTTGCCTAATACTTCGTTTAGTTGTGCGATTGCATTACTCACGGATGAACTATTTGTTAGTGTTACAGCATTACTTACGAGATTGCCCAGTGTGGGGTCACCCATAGCAACAGCAGTTGCACCGCCCGCTGTGTTAGCGATGACAACTAATCCTGAACCATCTGGTTCCAGCACCAGATTGGCATTACTACCCACTGGGGTACTGATATTGGGTACATGTATGGTGTCAGTGGTGTAGTCAAATGTAAAGTTGGCATCCGTATTTGCCACACCGTTACTGTTCCAGACAACTGCTAGATTAGGGCCTGATATAGTGAAATTACCACTGATGTTACCAGTTATGTTACCACTGATATTACCAGCACTAATGTTACCTGGGAATGTGACAGTGCCGTTAGCACCGAACGTTGTTATGTATCCATTGGCATTTACGGTTAGGCTGTTACTGCCACTGTTGATATCATCTGTATTCACACTGCCTGTTACATTGGCATTACCAGTTACAGTCAGTGTGCTTGTAGTAGTATCAAATGCCAGATTGGCACTGGCGCCAAAGTTATTGTTGCCATCATTGAACTGTATCTGCCCATTACTACCAGCAGCTTCTTGTAAGTCCCAGTTGGCGCCGTTAGCATACTGCAAGTTATCAGTACGCAGTGTGCCAACATTGGCAACGTTGCTGACAGTCAGCCACTTGTCCATCTGCACATTGCCATCAAAGTTGGCAGTGTTGGCTTGAAGTTCTAAGTTGACTGTTAAGTTGGGTACTACAACATTACCACTAAAGTTAGCAGTATTGCCACTTAGCTCAGCATTAACGTCAAGATTGTTTACTTGTACGTTGCCTGTGAAATTGGCTGTGTTGCCAGCTAGTTCCAAGTTGACCGTTAGATTGGGAACAACAACATTGCCCGTGAAATTAGCTGTGTTGCCACTTAGTTCTACATTAACATCTAGGTTATTGACTTGTACATTACCAGTGAAGTTGGCTGTATTACCAGCCAGCTCCAGGTTAACCTGTAGATTAGGTACAACAACATTGCCACTGAAGTTAGCAGTATTGCCAGATATTTCGGCATTTACATCTAGGTTGTTGACCTGGACATTACCAGTGAAGTTGGCAGTATTACCAGCCAGTTCCAGGTTTACTGTCAGGTTAGGAACAATGACGTTGCCCGTGAAATTGGCAGTATTACCACTCAGTTCTACATTAACATCCAGATTATTGACTTGTACGTTGCCGGTAAAGTTAGCAGTATTGCCAGCCAACTCAAGGTTGACAGCAAGATTTGGAACTACAACATTACCTGTGAAGTTAGCAGTGTTACCACTTAGTTCAGCATTTACTGTGAGGTTACCAGCGATGACATTACTAGCAACATTGATGTAGTTGGCAGTGGCTAGATTACCTAGATCAGCATTACCAGAACTCAGATTACCTGTAACGCTGGCGGTACCAGTGATGTTAGCGCCAGTAGCAGTAACAACTAGGGTAGTGTTGCCGCCAGCAGTGAGATTTACATTGCCGTTTACTGCGGGAATTGCAACATTACTACTGCCATTGGCCAGTGCACCCTGGAAGTTGGCAGCAGTTATATTACCGGATACACTTACGGCATTGGTTAAAATGTTGCCAATTACGGTAAGATTACTGGTAGCTGGATCGTAAGCAAGATTGGCGCTAGCACCAAACTCACCACCACTGTAATATTGCAGTTGATAATTGGCGCCAGCAGGATTGTTGAAGTCCCAGGGCGTGCCGTTACTGTAATATAGGTTATCAGTGAAAACACCCCAGCTAGCAGTAGCATTGGATATCTTTAAATTACCTGCGAAATTTGCATTCGCACCACTGAAGTCGGTGTTTGGGAAGATAACATTTGCTGGTATTTCTCCTACTGAGAAACCACCAACTGAGTTTAAGGGTTTAAGTGCCATGGTCCGTCCTTGTGCTATTTCTATTTATCACGCTGTTCATTCGTATCGTGTGATCAAAATCTTGTATGTCGTTACTGCGGCATTCGCAGGTTCTACATATAACCGTGCCGCTGGGCTCACTATAATATTACCTGGACTGTAATCCATGGTAAAGTTACCCACTTGCCCATTTATAACCAGTGTGCTGTATTCATTATAGTTCAGCGTGCTCTGATAGGTGATGGCGCTGAGTTTACTGATTTGTCGGCAACCAATGGTCTGATTGGTAGCGATGATTGTAAAATCTAGGCCTTCTAGGTCAGTGCAATCAAAACTCAATAACTCGCTGTTGGCAGTTGTACTAGTGGTGGCAAAATACACATTTGTATGACTAAAGCGATACACACCACTGCCGATTTCAATGCTGTTAGCAATAAAGTTTCCAGCCACATTGAATGTGTTAGTGGCATCATTCCAGTTTAAGTAAGCACTGCCACCAAATGTGCCGGCATTGTTGAACTGTACTTGACCGTTGCTGCCACCTGGACTACCACCGCCACCGCCACCGCCAGCAGTCCAGCTGAGATTGCCTAGGCCATCAGTGGTCAATACCTGGCCATTGATACCACCAGTTATACGGATGTTACCCACATAACCCAATGCAACATTGCTTGCAGTGCTGGCGTCAAAACGGTTACCAGCAGTCAGGCGACCATTGGCTCGTATGTTGTTGGCAGTGATATTGGCTGTAGTTGTGAAATTACCAGTAAGATCCAGAAAGCTCATGGTACCCACGCTGGTGATGTTGGGCTGTGCACTGTCTGTGACTTGGCCAGCATAGTTGGCAGTGTCAACTGGTCCATTTACATTGGCGCCATTGACATTAAAGATGCCGTAACCATTGCCTGCAAACTTGGCTGCACTGAGTGTGCTGGTTCCATTATTCCATATCAAGCCACTAGTGCCAGCAAAACTGCCATTGCTGTTGAATTGAATTTGACCGTTGCTGCCACCTGGGGTGCTGCTATCTGGCTCCCAACTGAGATTTCCAGCACCATCAGTTTTCAATGCGTAGCCTGCACTACCGCCCAGAATGGTAATATTGGCTGCGCCTCCTAGATTACTGTGTCCAGTGACCTGTAAATTGCCCATGACCACTTGATGGTTGCTGGCATCAAATGTAAATGTGCTGCTACCGCCAAAGTTGCCACCATTGTTAAACTGTATACTACTGTTGGGCCCACCAGGGTTGGCATTACCACCGCCACCGTTGCCTGATTGAGCTACCCAACTCAAGGCCCCTGAGCCATCAGTGCTCAGCACATAACCCGGAAAACCACCAGTGATGGTAAGTGCACCCACATCTCCCAGATACACATTACCAGTGGCCTCAAAGTTAAACACATGTGCATTGGCCCAACGATGGGTACTGGTACCCAGTACATAACTATTGTTGGTTTGTGGAATGATATCACCGGCAATGTCCAGAATTTGTGCCTGATTGTCCCAGACAAAATTGGCGTTGCCGGTTACTTCAGGTATGATGCTGTTGTCAGCCCAGGTGTTGCCTGTGGTGCTGCTTATGATAGTGCCACTGGTTCCCACGGTGATGAACAAATTACCAGTGTACGTGGTATCTAACAAACTCTTGTTAACACCGGTAGTCAGTGAACTCCAGGCAATACTGTCATCACTGCTTAGTCCGCGACCGTTGTTACCATAAGCAAACAAGAAAGTATTACCAGATACGTTACTGGCTTCTACTACGTTCAAGTCATCTAGTACACCACTGGTGCGAGTGCTCCAAGTAACTCCATCCAGACTGCCAGTAATCAGGCCGCTCTCACCCACAGCCACATAATAAGTTCCATCCCAGGCCACACTGCGCAAATCTTCAGCGTATGGGGTGCTGACGGGTGTCCAGACAAGTCCATCTTGGCTCTGAGTGACTGTACCTCCAGCACCCACTGCAACCCAACCCACAGCAGGATCACCATATGCCACACCCAATAAATCTTCTGAGACACCCGATGAGCGTGCTAGCCAGAGTATGGCATTATTGCTAGTATAGATGGCGCCACCATCACACACTGCCACATATTGCTGTGTGGCACCACTTTGAAAGGCCAAGTGGCGAATGGTTACTGGATTGGGCAAGCTTATGTCAAACCAACTGACCCCATCAGTGCTACTGTATATGGCCCCGTCTGTACCAGTCAAAATAAAGCTGGTGTCACTAGTGGTCAAGCTAGTAACAGTATCTATGGGACTAGGCAAATCAGTCCAGCCCACTCCGTCTGCACTAGTATAAAGGCGATCTTGTGCGGCTACTAGATACTGACCAGCCAGATAGGCCACTCCCACCAGTGTGGCTGGTGCACGAAACTGTATGGCTCCTTCAGGTCCTTGGGCACCTGCGGCCAGGTATAGCTCACCAAAATTAGTATTGATCTTGTCAAAGGCTACTCGTAAGGGATCACCATTACCATCATTGGGCAGCGCGCCTATATTAATTATTTGTTGTGGCATCACAGATTCCAGTCTATAGGGTATTTATCCAAAATCAAACAAACCCAAGCACACACAAACAAAAAGGGACTCCGAAGAGTCCCAGTTTGCTTCCCATCCCGATTGAGAATTATTGGAATGTCACGTTGGTGATAGCGATTTCACCCAGGTAGTCAGCGGCATTGCCGAAGCTACTTGCGGTGTTGGTCAACTCAACATAACCGTAACGAGTCATGAAGCTCACGACTGGCTCAAATGTTGAGGGATCCAGCACAACACCACTGCTCATCAGAGGAATGTATGGGCAGTAGAATGCTGCAGCATCGGTCTCACTGCTGCCCTTGTAACCCACCAGAACTGGTGTGCCACTTGGAGCATAGCTGTCAACGAACACGCGCATGGCGTTGTTCAATGTACCAACAAACTTGGTGTTGGTGGGGGCTTCAAATGTGCCCTCTGTTGTGCGAGCGAAAGCACTGGTTGTAGCACTTTGCAGCACTGTCAGAGCCTCACTACTTACCACAGCCCAGTTACCAGCGCCACGGCGTGTACGCTGAGCAATCAGGTTGGCCACACGGTTGATCAGAACGGCCAGAGCGGCGTGTTCATCACCAACGAATGTAGCAGTACCAGAAACGGTAGCTTGGTTGTATGTGAACTCAGTAGCAGCCAGACTACGCAGGCTCAGCAGAATTTCCTGGTCAATTTCAGCAGTGATTTCCTGTGCCAGAGCGGCCATGATTTCTGCTTCAACGTCAATGCCATGCTGACTCTGTGCGTCTTGAGCGGCTTCAAAAGTCCAGCGAGCTTGCAACTTGCGGCTCTTGGCTTCAACAGCCTGACGCAGAATCTGAACACTGATGGGCTTACCGCCGTTACCTTCTAGGGTAGCGGTGTCAGCAGCAGTCCAGAATGGAGGAGTACCAGCAGCAGTTGTAGTGCCGTTGGGTGTGCGTGAATAAGCCTGAGCAATCTTGAAGGGGCTCAGTGCTTCGTCACCAGCGTATACGCCGGCCACATTGTCAGGATCGCTGGCGCCATATGGACCCAGGTTCTGAGCGTAACGAACACGCAGAGTGTGGATTTGGCCAACAGGACCAGTCATGGGCTGAACGCCAACCAACTCGTTAGCAATAACGGTGGGCATCACACGACGGATAACTGGCAGAATCACACGGTTCAGTGTAGCGATGTTACCAGCAACAGTTGTACCAGCTGAACTTTCAGCCAGCAACTGCTTACGAGTGTTTTCAAGAATCACGGCCATAGAATTACGGCGTGTTCCCTGGAGACCTTCTAGAAGGGCTTCTTTTGTTTCGCCCCAACGGCTCTCTAATAGTACTTTAGACATGTTACATTATCTCCTTGTATAGTATGTCAAATTAAAGCCCTGCCAGACGCTTGAAGTCAATCAAGTTATCCTTGACTTCGGCTTCAGGTTCGGTCTTCACGGCAGTTTTATCACCAGTTACTTCAACACTTTCGCTGATCATCTGCTTTTTAGCAGGCTTTTCAACTGCTGTGTTCAGTACAGCTGGTAGATACTTGTCAAAAGCGGCTTTCAGTTTTGGTGTCTGCACGCTTTCTAGTAAGTTCTTCATCACGGTGGCTTTTTCCTCGTTCAAGGTTCCCAGCAATTCTGCCATGGTTTTTTCACGCAGATTGCTTTCCTTGATGATGCGAACTTCACGTTCTTTACTCTCAACTATTTGCTTAGTAGCTTTTAGTTGATTGGTAGACTCGGCCAATTGTTGGTCTTTTTCCGCAAGCTGACTCAGCAGGCGGCGTGTCTCTGCTTTTTCATTCAAGTGCGTGGCACTGAATTCAGCAGCAAAGGCTTCAAACAGACGGCGTCCAAAAGCACTCTCACGAGCACTCTGGATATCTTCCTTCAATTGACTGATTTCACCCTTCAGATGACGGGTCACACCTTCATTCAACTTCTTGGCGCTTTCGGCAATGAATTTTGCCTTGAGTGCTTCTAGTTGAGTTTTGGCTTCGGCAACCAACTTGACCTTGGCTTCTACCACAGCACGCTTGTCTTGTTCAAACTCACGGATTTCACGAGCCAGAGCTTTTACTACGAATTGCTCTAGTTTTTCACGACTTTCCATTTGAGTCTTACGATCTGCACGTAGTTCACGGATTTCTTCAGCTAGTTTAGTAACCATGAAATCATTGAACTTCTTTGCGTTCTCAGACAGTTTTTGCTGGGCACGAACACGATCTTCGTTCATTGCTTTGCGCTCTTCCTGGAACTCACGAATTTCTTCTGCCAGGCCTTCTGTGACCATCTTATCCAGGGCTTCCACCATTACATTCTTGTCATGCTCGTATTTTTGTGCGAATTCCTCACGTAGTTCGGCACGAACTTGATTGCGAGCTTCGTTTAACTTGGCTTCCCAGGCTTCATTAATGGCCTGAGCAGTTTCAGTATTCACGACTCCACTTTCAAGTAATGGTTTGATAGCATCAAACATGCTTTATCCCCTTATTTGATTTTTAGATCCTTGATAAGACGAGTTACCTCTTCTTTCAAGTATTTTTGGACCTGTGCATCACTGTCCAGTTTGGCCCCGCGCAAATTGTCCAGCACCCGATGGCCATGACGCATGTTCATGAGTCCTTCGTAAATTGCTTTGGGATATGCGTTGGGTGCACTGGGTTGTGCTACTATGTCCACAGTGACTATTTCAAAGTCACTGACTTTGCCTGTAGCATCATCAACGTTGCCGCTGCCTCTGCTACTAACGCCGAGTTTGACACCACTCTCTAACATGGTACTAACCAGTTGTCCCATGGGAGTAGGTAAAATCTTTAGCTTGCCAAATCCGTTGGGGCCATCCATCCACATGTTGGTGATCATATGACTCACACGATCCAGATTGATTTTTAGATCATCTGGGTGATCCACTTCACCCAACACACTGTGGCCTTCTTTGATTTGGTCGTTTAGTTGTTCAACGGCTTTTTCAATTTCAGGAACTGGGTACACACGCTCATTAGCGTTGCGTACCCCACCCTGAATGAAGATACCCTTCATGTAAAGGGCCTTCTGCTCACCTTCCTTGACTGATTCAACCACCATACTGGCGCGGTCAAATGTCAAGTTTTCTTTTAGGTACAAAGCCATTTTACCTAAACCTTACTTTACAATCTTCTTGGCTGTTGTCTTGCTTTCAGCAACAGGACTCTTGGCCTTGTGATCTTCGTGCTTGGGCTTGGGAGCTGCCTCACCTTTGCCGTCTTTCACACCCTTGGCACCGCCGGGGCTGTTCTGGTAATGATCACCAGTCATCTTTTCGCCTTTGGTGTAAGCATTGCTAGCACCCTTGGGGCTGGTAGGAGGAGTCTCTGCGTCAGTTGCGAACTTCACAGGCTTAACTACGCTACCAACGGGTCCCTTGGCACCAGCGTTAGCTGCTACTGGACTTTTGGCGTTAGAACCATGGTCGCCGTGCTTGGGAGCAGCAACTTTCTGAAGTTGCACACTTTCCATAACGCCACTTTCTTCTTCGCCTTCTTCCTCTTCTTCGCCGCCTTCTTCTTCACCTTCAGCGCCTTCTTCGTCAGACATCATGGCTTCAAATTCGGCCATGAGTTCGTCTAGCTTGTCTTCCAGGTCAACTACGCGGTCTTCCAGATCGCCTTCACCTGCTTCGGCATCACCATCGCCCATTTCAACGTCCATGTCCATTTCAGCGTCAGCATCCATGTCACCCATGTCGTCAGTAGCGTCAACGTCAAAGTCACCGGATTCTTCTTCCTCTTCTTCGCCGTCCATTTCCATCATGCCTTCCATGCCTTCCTCTTCTACTTCAATTTCGTCCAGGAGGCCAGTGGTCATGTCTTCTTCCACTGTTTCTTCGGCCATGATATTCTCATAGATTTCACGACTCTTTTCTACAACGATTTCGTGAAACAATTGTTCTGCGCGCTCTTGATCCTCATTGATGATGAGGTCAATTAGCTTTTCAAATTTTGCTGTGCTCATTTGTTCTCCTTAGGTAAAATGGCTTTGGTAGAAGTATTTAGCGGGTATGCTGGAAAACAGCGTAAAATAGCGTATTTTTTTGCATTTCCGCTAAAACCTAGGAGTTTTAGTGGTTAAAGGCTGGGCCCTGCAGCTGGAGGAGCGTACTGTTTTCGTATTTTCTTCAAGTCATTTGCACGTTCAAATGCCTGTACTTCGTTCATTTTACGAATTTTATTGATCTGGCCCAGTGTCAATTTGGTTTTGCGAGTTTCACCCCAGACAGGTTGACTGTGGTCATCCTGTACATCTTGCCATCCTGTGGGTGCTGCTTCGTAAAATTCTCTTAATATCATGATAGTATTTATACCGGAGGCGGTACGGTTGCTGGTGCGCCACCAGCTTCTGCACCAGTGGGT